CAAAGTGTTCCATATCTTTTATATATGTATCAATTGCAGTGAACGCATCAACAGGCATAATAGCTTTGTTGTTCTTCCTGGTTAACTTAGTAGAGTTACCAATCACATTCATACTCATTTGAGATGTACCTTGATCTGACAATAAAGAAAGAGGATCATACTTCTCCATCTCAACTTTATCACCAACACTTAACTGTCTAAATGTTCTACCAGAATAACTATCTCGTTGAGGTAAATCAGTATTATATAATCTTCTATATACTTTATTATACTTCTCATATAAAGTTGGAAGCATTTCTTCTACTTGCCATCTACCCATTTCTAAAAGGTCAGAATAGTTTTCTTCAAAATACTTACTTAAACCATCCATAATTTCAGCATAGTTATCTCCTAATGAAGTTTCAAAACCAGCATGAGTGTCAGGTTGTTTGTATTGGAAGTATAGATATTGTAATTGAAGTGGAGTCAATCCAGAAAATGGAATGTTTTCTCTTATGGTTTTATTTAAGTTCTCCTTGTTCTTTGAAGTTGGATCATTATCAAACTTCTTTTGAGCTTCTTGAACTTCTTGAGGATTCTTAAATAAATTACCATCTTCAATTTGAGTAAAGTCTAATTGCTTTCTATACTGTTTTATCTTCTTTAAATAGTCTGGCCCTAAATACTCTCTACTCTTTTCTGTAATGAGTTGATCAAGAGCCATAATACTTTCTTTATACATACGAGTAGACTCATTTACTTTACGATAAACAAAGTCTTTTATAAAGCCATCACCAAATACTTCGCCTGGAAGTCTATCTAAAGTTTCTGATAACTGGCTCAAACCAAGAGTACCTTCCTTCAAGAAACTACTAATGTTGTTTCCAATATTTTGGAAGTATTTTTTAATACGGTTTCTACCATAGTCAGATGCCTTTTCATCCGCTCTTCTTTTTATTTCTTTTCTAACCTCCTCTAAAACTTCTGGATCACTAAAGTCTCTGGACTCTTTCTGACCAGTTAATGCTTGATAAAACTTAGATGTGTTTTCAGCATACTTTTTAGATCTTCGAGCAGCTGCATCTTTAAAGTTATTACGACCAGTTGTAACTAATGATTTTAGATTTTCATAAACCTCAGCTAACTGATCAGCTTTTCGAGGATTGTTATCCTCCATTAACTTAGAGTTGTTAATACCTAAAGCAATATTTAAAACTAACATTTGAGTTTCCTCTTCAGGTGTCAATGTAGTTTTCTCATTAAGTTTATTTATTTCTGTAATGATATTAGTTTGCTCTGCGATAATATCATCTTTTATTTCAGCACCTTTATATAGTTTCTCTTTTATTTTTTCTACTATCTTTCTGGTCTGCATGTCTATCTTGACACCTCGCTTTACACCACCTATGTTTACTTCAAACTCTTTACTCAGAATTTTATCTATAAGTTTATTTAAAGTAGAAACATTTTTGGTAGCAGCCATTTCCTCAATCTTACCGATTAAGTTTCTTAGATTACCCTTCAACCATTTTGGTTCTGCTTCCTGGATAGTTCTAAGTAAAGATCTAACCTCTCCTTTGGTGTAATCACCTTTAGGCATGATCTCTCTTATAGCTCTTTGCAATTGTCTTTTAATATCACGAATCTCTCTCGCCCCTCTTTTCTTTTGGCGAATAAGTTTCTTAAGATTACTTATAGTTTTACTAACATCCTTAACTGCTCTACCACCCAACGCTTCTTGCATTTCAACCTCAAGCTGTTGTTGTAAAGTAGACTGTTCTTTTTTAGAGACAACACCTTCAGTAGATTCTTGATAAGGCTTAAGAGTTTTCATAAACTCTATAGACTCATTAATAATATCTGCTATGCTTCTCTGTTTTTTCTTAGGAAGTTTATTATTCTTTTTAATTAAAGCATCAAACTTTCTTTTAGTTGCTTCAAAAAGTTTTCTCCCTACATTCATACCTCCTGGAACATTACCAAATACTGGAGGGATAGAATCAAATAAATCTAAATCTATTTTTAATAGATCTTTAATCTCTTTTACTTTAAGTTTCTTACCGTCTTTCTTTTTGTATTCGTTTCTTAAAAAGTATTCTATCTCGCTATTTTCAAAACCAGCTTGACGAGCTAACTTAATTATATCAATAGGGTTATCAAACTTATTGAAAGTCTTTTGCCATCGTTGTCTACCGTACTGATTCTTTCTTTGAGATGGGAATTTAACCATGCTTCCACCTTGAGATCTTGGTCTGGTGTAAAAAGCATAACCTGTTAATCTACCTCTGTCATATCCTTCTTGAGAATACAATGCTTCTAATGTATACCCAAGCTCCTCAGCTTTTCTTCGTAGAGCTTGAGGGTTAAATAATGTAGCTGGGAAAAAGTTATTTTGTTTTAAACCATATTGGTTACCCAACTTAAACAACATGTCTTTACGACTTGCTTGTTTTTGTTCTCTAACTGCAACTGATTCTTTATCTTGAGTAGTTTCCGTTTGTGTTTCACCAGATTTTACTTTACCAGTTACTACACTAACATTTCTTACAGCATATGCTTTACCAGAAGATTGAACCAAAACATCACCACCTGGTTGTCTATTCTTAAATAAATGAAGGATAGGTTTACCCCCACCTTTTAACGCTATATGAAATGGGTAGCTTGGATGAGAGTCTTCTCTTACCTCTACCTCACCATCAACTTCTATTGCGGCATAAACATCTCCTACATTTAAACCTTTGGTTAGTTTTTCAGCTGCCATCTTAGCAACTAAATCAACCAGTGACTGAGAGCCTGGCCCTCTAACTCCAGCTGGAGTATTACCTACACCAACATTTTTCTGAATATCTCCACCTAAAAATTCAGCAATAGCTGCTTGACTTTCTTTAGGTAAATTCTTAGCTATAGTAGCTACAATATCTTTTACTACAAATCCTCTCTTCTTAAATGTTCTTGTGTTTGGATCAGTGTAATATTTTTTTTTGTCAGCTTTTAAATCTTTAGCACTTTGTCTTAAATTAATTTCACCTTTTGCTTTTCTTACCGCAGAAGATACTGCTGATCTAAATAATGATGGACTAATTAATTTATTATCCAACATAGTATTAAGTATAGCTAATGTAGAGTTAACTCCTGACGCACTACTAACTAACTTAGCATCAGTACCTTTAGTTAAAACCAAATACGCTTTGCCATCATTTGTTTTTATTTGTTTGTTTAAAGCATTGGCTATGGTATTTGCAGTTCCTTTTTTACCAGAAGCCCAAACATCTCCAAACTTAGTTACAAAGAATACACCACCTTCACCCTCAAATATAACCTTATTGTTATACTTTATTTCACCAGCCAACATATCATCAGGAGCAGTGATTGTAACATCCTTACCTTCCATGAAAGATGTATCCATAGGTTCTTTAATCAAACCTTTCTTAATCATCTCAGCCACACTATCTTGTTGTGTATATGTAACTTCAAACCCACCAACCTTTTGCTCTCTTAAAGCAGCAGCTGGGTTCTTTACTTTTTGCCCTCCTTCTATTTGTTCTATATCACCCTCTTGGATTTCTTCTCCAGTGGTAACCTTAGATGCAATAGTGTTTAGTAAATCAATAACAGCTTGATCATCAGCAGTTATATCATTAATTTTAATACCGAACTTTTTAGCAACCTTTTCTATCCATCTACGAACCACACTCTTTTGAGGAACAGTTAACTGAGAATAGTTTGCAGATAACTGACCTATAATTTCAGCTAACTTCTCTTCGTTCTGAATATTTTCTTCATAAGATTCTGCGAAGTTATCAATCTTCTTTTTTAACGGACTGTTCTTATCAAGTGTTTTACTTACGGACTGCATCATTGCCTTAGTAACACGCTGAGTTTCTAAGTCAGTTCCTAATTTACTTAACAAGATAGCATGAAACGCTTCGTGTGCTACTGTAGAATTAGTTGCGTCCTGAAGATTAATATGAATAGTATTATCAAAGAAAGTACCTCTACCTCTTGAACCTGTTGCTTTGGTAAAATCGTCTGCACTTTCATGCATAATGATTTTAATATTAGGCACTACTTTCTTAAGGGCTTTAGATGCGAGGTCTACCCTACGCATTATACTATCCTTTAACGGATTCTGTTCAGTAACTGGGGACTTAGATTTGTTAATAGAAACAACATCATCAACCTCCTCTAATTGTTCACGAGGTATAGGTTCTTTGGTTTGCTCTTGAGAGTCTTCTTGTTCTTGTTGAACCAACTCTTTTATTTGATCAGACCTTTCTTCTATTGTTACTTCCGTTTCCGCATCCTGGGTACTACTGGTCTCACCTTCTTGCCCACCCTCTTGGGTAATCTCAATGTTGGTGTTTCCATCTCCCACTTCCTGGCTACTGTCGGTAGATTCTTGTACATCCACCTTCTCTGTGCTTGACTCTTGAATGGCATCTTCTTTGGTTTTAGTTTCTTTTAAATCAACTGATCCTTCTTCTGATGTACCTATTTTAGACAACTGCTCTTTAATTTTATTTACAGTTTCTTGTTTAGCTTTATAAGTACCAAGGTCAGGATCAAGACCTTCCATTTCGTTTTCTATTTTATTCTTCAAGAAGACTAATCCTAAAGCCTTCTTTGTTTGGTTTTCATTTAACTGATTATCCTTAGATATAGTTTGTGCTGCACCAGAAAGCATTTCGAAGTTCATCATCTCCTGTTCTGCTTGTGCTTTAGTTAGTTCTTTATTAGCAACCTTTATATCTAACTGAGATCTAAATGCTTCTACAGTTACTTCGTCATTACGAATCTGATTAAATAAAGTTACTAACTCATCAGACACACCCTCTATATCTCCCTTACTAAACGCAGTGGTAAGTGCACCAGGTGTCCCTAAAACAAAACCACCAACAGCTTCAGCTAAGGATGCTCTAACTACTTGATCAGCAAACTCTTCCGACCACATCTCTGGAGTTTTAAACATGTCTTTTTCATACATGTCATTCCAGACATTCTTCATTGATATCTCTGCAATTTGTTGTAGACCACCTGTCTCTGCTTCTGCCAAGGTAGCACCAGCTACTCTAAATACACCTTGAGAAATTTTGTTCTGAACTACTTTATTCAAAGCCGCTCTAAACATAGAAGGAGTTGCTCCTTTAGGTAGCATTTTAGTAACCTGGCCCATTAGACCAGAGATAATTGTTTTATTAGTAGCTATGTTTCTTAAACCATATCTTTCTAATACAGCTGTTGTCATAGCTAATGGAAGTATGATAGCTTTCTTTTCTGTCTCTGTAACTTGTGCAAAGTCTGGATCGTTCTCCATCTCTTCCATCAAAGCATCTGTTTGCAGTAAACTAAACCCTACTGTTTGAGCTACTGCACCTCTATTGGTAATATAGTTTTTAAAACTTTGCTGAAGTTTTTTAACCACACCCTTTACTTGTTGTTGAGATGCTTTAGATTTACCTCTACCAAGAAGACCTAACATAATAGATGGGCCTGATTGAGCTAAACCAAATAGCCCTTCATATATAAATGAACGCTCTTTCATGTCTGCCATCAACTCATCAGATACACCTTCAGCTGCGGCAAAGTTCAGCATGTTTCTTACAAACTCCTTTTGAGGGTTTTTAGTTTCCTTAACCTCACGATCTAACACAAGTCTTCTTAACTTGTCATCTATTGATTTATCAAAAATATCTACAGGAACTTCTTCATACCCACCTTTACCAAGAATACCTCCGTCCTTCTTCCACATCAACATGTCACCATCTGCATTTAAAATTCTACTGGTGTCATATCCTTGTGCTTGTAAGTCAGCCTTAACTTTTTCTTGATACTCTGCGTCTATCTCATCTCTGTTTAAAGATTGATACCATTTATTATAAACAGCTTCATCCTCTATATTATCAGGCAGAACATACCCTAATTCTTTAGCAACCTCTATGTATCTATCTTTCTTTTCTTCAGTACTCATACCGAAGTCCTCATCAATCTTTTGGGCTATACCATAGAAAGTGTCAACAAGTCCACCCCAACCAGCAGCTAAAGGTTTAGTGATACCTCTTGTAACGAATTCATTATACATTCCTTTTACAACAGCACTAACAGGGTTTCCTATCTCCTCTTTCATTAAGGTGTAATCACCAACAGCTGAGTTTATTTGAGCTTCATAAGATTGAAAATCTTTAAACTCATTTTGTAGCTGAACCTTTATTGTGTTAAGAGATTGTTTATCTTTAAGTAACTGATTGTATTGAGCTACTTGTTCAGGGTTTAATTCAGGAAGTGTAGCTAACGCATCTATCTTTGCATCAACAGCTGTGTTATTACTTAAATAACTTTTGTACCTCTCAGTAAGTGTAGCCGCTTTTTGTTTGACATTCTTGATGTCAGCCATCATAGCTGCTGAACTAAAATATTTTTTTCTACTCTGGTCGTATTCGTCTATCAGTAAATCCATTTCAGGAGTTACTATTTTATTCTTTTCTAAAAAGTTTTTTAATTCTTGAGCCTTCTCTTCACTACGAAAACCAAAGTTAGGATCTAAGTTTACTATTAACTTTTCTCCATTCTCAGCCTCAACGACCATGCTATCCCCAATACCTCTTTCAGTAAATTCAAAACCATAATCTTTAAAATGATATTTCATTTTAGCAACTACTTCCTCCTCTTCTCTCTCTATCATTTCACCAGTTATGTAGGCTAATGATCTTTCAAAAGGAGATGCGTTTGCATCATACTCTACAGTGGCATCTACACCACGCTCCAAAGGATCGTATTGTACATCTTCTGTAATAGTCTGGTCTTCTACAATCTCTTCCCCTTCAGGAGTATCTTGTATAGACTCACTATCAAACTGAGAAGTAACAACATCTTCTGTAGCTTCAGGAGTATCTTGATTATTATCTAATGGGTTTGTTGGATCTGAAGACTCCGATGAGCCAGGTACTTCCTCTTGAACTTGAGTATTTGATTCCGTAAGCTCCTCTTCTCCAGTAGGTTGAGCAATGTCTTTTTTTTTTACTTTCACCATCCACTGTTCGAATGGTTCTCTTTCCTCAAAAGTATTATCAGTGGAGGCAATCCACTCATACAGTTCTTTAGAATATTCTTTATCCTGTCCAACCTTTACAGACCACTCTTCAAAAGGTTCTCTTTCTGCAAATGTAGGATCTGTTTCTGAAATCCAATCGTATAATAATTGTGGGTAATCTTCCATTAAGATATTTGTTTAAAGGTTACATCAACTTTACTATAATCAACATGATAGTAATCACCAACTTTTACTTGAGCGTCTGGAACTTCTTGTGCCATTACACCTTGATATACACCTGAGCCATAAGACTTCTTATCTCTATATTCAAAGGTATAAATATTATGACCGTTTTTAGAAACACCAATTTTATTTATATTGGTTTTTAATCTTCTGTCTGATGGAGCTTCATTGCCTTTCTTCTTTTTATTCCTTTGAGTCTTCTTATAGTTATTGATTACTTTTTGAAGTTCACTTTGGAATTTTTGAGGTTCTTTCCTTGAATCAAACTCAATCCTTGTCTTATTACCGTCAATAGTAACTTCTACTGCGTTTTTGTTTCCAGTGCCTGTAAAAATGTCATCACTGTTTACACTATAATTAGTTGTCAGATCTTTCAATTCTTCAGCTAAAAGACTTGATGTTACAGTTGTATATTCGTTTAATAGAAGCTCATCTGCACCTTCCATCTTAGCTATAGTATTAAATCTATCTGCTAATTTTACAGGAGATCCCTCTACCAATACCATTTTTGTTCCAAGGTTAGTATCTTTAATTACTTTATCACCAATACCTGTATAGTTAACTGTCTTACCTGAGCCGCCATAATCTTTTAATCCACCAGGATTAGCTTTGTTGTACTCTTTATATATTTGATCAGTTGAACCTTCTACTGGAGACATATATGACATTACTTCAGAGTTCATTAACTGTTGTGATCTTGGTATCTTTTTACCATTAGAATCTAACTTAGGATTCCCTGAAGAATCTACTTCAAAACGAGCTACTTTTCTTGTGTCTCCATCTGCGTAAGTAATAACAATATTATTTGGATCGCTGTTTCTATCTACTGGGTTATCTGCCAAAGGTTTTATTTTACCTTTATTTGATGCGTTATAAGAGTTTGCAAGTGTGGTAACACCAGCGTTAAAGTCTTCTTGATCACCTGATATAATTTGTTGTGCTTGATTTACATAACTAAAGTTATCTTGCTGTAATTTTTCATTACCAAGTGTAGTTGCTGACTTTTGTTGCCACTGGAAACTACTTTCTTTCATGTCTTCTTTTCGACCTAACTTAGCTTTCATACTTCTTACGAAGTAATCTTCAGCAGCCTTTTGTTGTCCTTCAGTAATAGTTGGCTCTACGATAACACCGTTTTCTTTGTAGCCCATAACAATAATAGGATTCTGATCCTCCATACCTGGGTTAGCTGCATTCCATTCATCGAAGTCTTTTTGATCTCCACCTCTAAACTTCTCACCCTTACTATTAGTAACACCATTATCAGCAAGTACACTACCTGTAGAAAAAGGACTTGATGTTACTGCTTTAGCTTTATCTCTTAAATAAGTTTCAGCCTCTGGTGTCTGCATAAAGTCATCAATAGTAACAACCGCTCTTGCACTTCCGTCTTTACCCATAGTACTTGCATTACCAGCTGTAATATAATCACCAAGTTCAGTGGCAGTAGTATTAACTATTTCACCTACATTTACATTATCAATCTCTTGCTTACTAATAGCAGTCATTCTATTGATACTAATCAAGTCATCTGGCCCATCAAGTAGGTTTCCATTTTCATCTATTCTACCAAAAGCTAAATTACCTGTTACTGGATTAGTAACTAACTGTAAGTTTTTAAGATTACCAAAAGCCTCCATACGCTCACCAAGGTATGCTTCAAGAGAACTACCCTCACCATCTTTTAATCTTTTAGTGTATCGAGCAAAGTCCGTATCCCAGCTCTTTGCATTTTTCTGAAACTGAGTAAACCCTGAGCTAATGTTTTGTTTTAGTTTTTGAAAGTCTTGAGGTCTTAATTCACCTCTTTTCATTTTTTGTTCTGCCTCATAAATTGCATTGGCTGCACCATTAGCTCCATCGATAGTCATATTCATGAGCGTTGGATTATCCATCGCATCAAGATTATTTAACTTATCTAAATTAGTTTTGGTATCAGCATCAATCTCGTCTTTTCTTCTTTGACGATCTTCAGCTACATCAGAAAAAGCTGTAGCAACTGACGAAAGTTGTTCTTGCCAATTTACATTCTGACTTGGATCAGGCTTTTCATAGACATTAAAGTCTATATTTCTTTTTGCTTTAGTAGGATCTACTGCCATGTTTTATAATTCTTTAAATTCTACATCTATCATAGCGTAGTTAACCATATCATAAACCCCTGATCTAACAACCGCTTCTTTTGGAACTTCGTCAGACATAACTCCTTGGTATGTACCTTCTTGGTCTTTATACTTAAAACTATATATATTTAATCCGCTTGGGGAAACCCCTATCTTCTTAATGTTTTCTTTCAGCCTTCTGTCTGATCCAAATAAATTTGGATCTAATCCTAATGCGTTGCCTCCAAATTGATAGTTTTGATTTGTTAAACTAAATTTAGGCTTAGGTGAAAAAGAATTTAAACTTAAACCACCTGGCTGATTCATTTTTAAACTACCACTTAATGATGCTGGTGGTTGGAATCCGCCACTGGAAAAGCTATTACTACCAAAAGAAGACTTAGCAGCTGTATCACCAAGAGATTTACCAACACCCTTACTCTTTCCGAACAATGGTGCAGCAGCTCCTATAGCAGTAACAGTAGAACCTATACCTTGTATACCCTGTTGAATAGACTCTGCTCTGGCAGCTTCAGCTGCATTCTTACGCTGGTTTTGTTCCTTTGCATAAGCCACATCCATTTCTAAAAGTTGTTGATTGACAGCGTCTTTAGATTGAGCTTTAGTTGCCTGAAGGTCAGATAGTTCTTGCCCCATAGCAATACGAGTATTCTCCGCATTCTCTGCTGAAGAAGCACCTATTCTACCTACACCAGCAGCTAATGCTCTGGCATCACCTTCTTGTAATGCTTCTGTATTTTGTTGAGCTACTGCTAAATTGTTTTCAAATTCTGCTTCATACGCATCAAGAGGTACATTAAGACCTTCGTAAAAATCTTTTGATGCTTTTGTTTTAGCATCTAACATTGCTTGTTTTGCTGCTTTATCAGCTTCTTCAGCTGCTCTCTTTTGCTTTGCGGCATTGGCGAAACTCATACCTGTACTGGCTACTGCTGTTCCTATTCCTACAACCGCTGATGTTACTGCTGCCATATTATATTGTTTTAATCATTTCGTGAGTGTAAGTACTGCCTTCAACAAAACCTACTTTTTTATATACATTAATTAAAGGTTTGTTTTTAATTAATGCGTATATATATTTTTTACCCATTCTCTCCGCATCATCGCTGATGGTTTGTACCAAAAGTTCTAATGCTTCTTTTCTTTTTTGTCTGTCTTTATATTTGAGATTAGATATAATCCAATCACACCATACTGCCTTAGAGTTAGTTACATACATAAACCCAGCACATATTGGGGTATCTTTATCATAAACAATGTAACCACCCATTCCGTCTTCTGGTAAAAACTCTTTTGAAGGAGGAGTCCACCTCCAATCTTTCCACCATCCACACAGAATATCTTTATAATCATTTTCTCTAAGCGGTATTATACTTAATTCCATTACTCGCAAAGATAATAAAAATCTATGGATATGATTTCATCACACTACTACCGACAGAAAACAGCTCAACCGCTTGAGTGTTTGTGTTTTCAAGCGTATACTGCATAAAGTAACCACGAGCACCATGAGATTCGGCAACTGGGTTCTTGTAATAAAATATATATGATCCGTTTGGAGGAATAATACCAGCCTGTCCAATAGGATCAGGAACTGATTCGTCTACTGTTAATACATTATTTACTTGATCTATACCTGTTACCTGACCAAAGTAAAGAGAGTTAGCACCAGCATATATATAGTCTCCTATACTTATTATACTTCCAAGATCAACATTGAATGAAATTGTAAATGCACCAGGGATACCTCCAATAAGTAAACAAGATCCTATTCCGTTAGCTGACCTTAGATTGAAGTTGACATTAGTACTATTGTCTCTAAGGAATGTAAACCATTCTCTTTCCTTCTGTACAAAATAAGTATCCAACATTGATCCTCCACTTAACTCTGTAAACAAAGCTGTACAAGCCCAAGCGTCATCACTTTCGTAAGACATTGTTTTAAACAACTTAATGGTTTGAGGTTCAGTATTAAAGACAGATGTTATTCGAGAGTTATATTGAACACCATAATAATTGTTTCTTAATACATTGGTATTGTGTCTATAGAGATTTCCATTTCTAAATGTATAGAAATAACTATTCATCCCAATCATAAAATCAGGAATGTATGAATAGAAAGAAGGCCAACCTTTAGCCTCTTCGCTATATGATAATGTATACTCTTCTGCTGTTTGTACCGCCATATTAACAAATACTTAATTGTTTAACTACTCCGTTCTCTACTTGCATACACTGATTAATACCAGCTACTACCGCTCTATAATATCCATCAGCCATTTCAGTAACTCCATTTGAATCTATAAATACCCAGTCATGTAATTGTACTAAACCACCAGCTTGTCCACTAACTGGGTAATGGTATTTTGTTACTGGATCATTTACATTTTGACATGCACTTATACAGTCTGTAAGTGATGCAATATCATCTACAGTAAATGGGGATAATGAAGTAGGACATTCTACTTGAAAAGTCCAAGGAATAATACCACTAACATTAGGAGCCATGTCTATTTCAAATGTAGCTGTCGAAGGTGCTGCATTTGGTTTTGGTATAATCATAGTTGTTACACCATATCCACCAGCTGGATTCAAAGTTACATCGTTGGCTGTATAAGGGCCCCAGTTAGCAACACCATTGTTTACCCATCCAGTTGGATCTAACTGATATTCAGTTCCATTATAAGCAACACCATTACTACCGTTTATATTATCTACACCACAACATACTTCAGAACCTATTAAACCTTGAGCATATCCCCAGTTAGGAGAAGAGTATTCAGAAGCAGTTGTTCCGTCATATGTCCATGTGCATCTCACTGCTGAGTCAACACCTACAAAAAACTTAACCGCAACAGCACCAGTTGCTGATCCTAAATCTACAGTAATTTTGTATTTACCAAAAGCACCTGTCCCTTCGCCTGATAAAGCTGGATCATTACAAGCAAACCCACAGGAAGCACAAGTTTGAGGGTTGCCCAATATGCCACCAGCCATTTGTCTATATATTCCACCTTGAGAATACCAGCCATTTGGTGCTACTTGAGTTAAACCAGAGTCTGTACAAAGTGTAGTTGCACTTGCAAAGCTCGTTCCGTCATAATAATAAGTTCCTAATGTTGCCATATTTATTTAATTTTTAACATGTTCCTCCATCTATTACTGCACCGTTATTACCAATTTCAATCCAAGTTTTAGGGAAAGGCCCTGGATTAGCATTAGCTACAATGTAGAATCCTGATGGAAGAGGATCATTGAAATTGCAATTGTTATTGTTAAAGCAAACCTCTCCAATCTGAGGAACAGATCCAGTACCATGGAATGTATTTTTTATACTTCCAGGATCTCCAACATTTGTTGTACAAGCTAATGATTGAGTAGATTGCATTGGCCCAAACCATGCTTCAGTACAAGTAAAGTTACAACCACAACACGCATCAGCTGGAGTTGTAGCGGAGTAACATAATTGTGACTGAGTAGTTTCTCGTAAATCCCAAACTAAGTACAAGTACTGATTAGCTGGAGGCATAGTTGCCGCAGTTGTAGTTACAGATGCCTCATAATTTCCACTGCTTGGATTTAGAATTGGTACAATCTCTGCAATATTTGGATCTTGTAACAATAAATTCATACCAGCTGGAGTGTTAGGATATAAAGAATTCGATGATAACCATTTGAAACTATCCTGTAAAGGATTAAAGTCAAAGTCATCAAAGTTCTGTTTTAAACTACGCATAGTAATTGTAGCTCCAGAATAAGGGAAAACCCCAACTGAAGAATTACCAGTTTGCGATATATACTCTGCTGGAGTATTGGTAGATAAAGAAGCTAAGTCATTTACATTTGGACTAACCGTAGTGGTATCATTCCAGTTATATTCATAGTGAATAAACTTCCCAGTATCACTTGGTGAGTTTAGTACTACTCTAACAATAGTAAGCTCGTTAGATGGAATACAATTAACTGTAACCCCATAACTTGCACTACCTTGTGGCTGTACTGTTATCTCAACTTCATTTGGAATACCAACTCCTTTATTAAAAGTAAGAGTTCCTGAAGAATTTACAACACCAGTTGAATAAGCTACACCGTTATATACAGCAGTAACTATAATAGATCCAGAGGTTATGGTGTATGGTATATCTACATCCCCAATAGACTCTCCTAAATTTACTATATAGTTTAAATCAGAGACTGCGTTTACTTGAGTGATAGTAGTTCCACATGGAGTTCCAACTTGAGGAGTTGGTATCTCTCTATTGTTTGTACTCAGTACATACTCATTCATGTACGGATCAAATCCACCTAACTTTTGAGTACTAAGCTGAGTAACAAATTGGTCTCTAAACCAAGAACGCATACCATATGAAGATACAATTTGTATCTGATCATTACCTCTTGATGTTCCTCTTAAATTAATTACTGAAGACCTTTTAGTGTCCGTAAAGAACATGTCAGCTCCCCAAGCAGCAAAACTCTCAGGATTAAAACTAATACCATATTCTTCAATACGAGCTACTTGCGTTCCTAAAACTTCTGGCACAGATGCAATTGCTCCACCACCAGTAGAATCTGTTATAACATTTTTAGATGATAACACATAAGATATTCTGTCTTCTTGTAAAGTAAGTATATCTGTTTCTCTTGAATGTAATAATTGTATAGGGCCAAATGATGGCTCACAATCTTTGTAGTTAACTAATCCTAAATTAAACTCATTTAAGTTATTTGAATTAGCAGCTCCACTAAACACACCACTATATGTCATACCAGCAAAACGATCTGCTTCTTTGTAATCTTGATTAGATACAGCTAAAACTCTTTGCCCCATAACCATAGACTTGGTTGTTGGAGAATCAGTTATTCTAAAACTTTCTACACCATTACCAAAAGTATAACAGTTAGCAAACTTTAAAGTCTGTATTAAAGGTTGAGCAGCGTTTTGATTTTGATCTGATGAGCCTCCAGCTGATTGATGATATCTTTTACCATCAGCTGGATCTACCACGATATCCATCATTTCTGAAGCATCATAAAATAAATTTGGATCTGCTTCTTGTGGTTCAGTTTCCCATACAATTAATTGTCCACCACGAGTGATTTCAATTCTTGTTCCAACATGTCCTGGTCTTTTATCGTAGAAAGGCCCACATCTTGGAATACCACATCTATTTCTAAAAAATAACTCTCCACCTTGTTCGTATACAAATAGCTTTGTTACGAAACAAGAAGATCCAATAGCATTAGATGAGTTGTAAGGCCCTAATCCATTATTTAAAAATTGCTGACACGACACCCCATTACTACTACCTGTAGTAAAGTCTTGCCCATCACCATTCCACCATAGATAAAAGTTAGGGTAATCTTGACTGGCTACAAAAGACTCGTCATATCTGTAATGTTTCTTATTACAATTATTTCCTTTACTACCTCTCCAGTTATCTATTTGAACTCTAATAGTAGAACCAGCTGGTAGGTCATATGGGTTTCCAGCGTTAGGTGATGTAGAAGGAAAGTTTAAACTATAACTTTTTGAAAGACTACAACCTGTACTATTAGAAGAACCACTCTTCATACCATAGTTTATAGTGGCATCTTCTCCTATCTCCGTATTAAACCCACCAGGTTTTATAGACATATATAAACCAGGTAAACTACTCGCTGGAGCATTAGCTAACTCATCTTTACCGTAGGCTTTTATTTCTAATATCTTACAAATCTCTTGAGTGTTAGTAGGCCCTAAAGTATCCATTTTGATAATTAGGTTCATTCCTGTTTGAGCAATACTTGTATTGTCTCCTTCAAGTTTAAACCAAAATACCGAAGCATCTTGTGGATCTTCATAATAAGTACTTGCGTATATTGTATTGTAACTTCCTTCACTTGGCTTAACAACAAACTTATATTTAGTTGCCCAGTATGGAGGTAGGTTACTTAAAGTAACTTGAATAGCATTTTTATCAGGTGCTGAAGATGGTGGAACAAATATGGTATTTGAATTAGAAACCAAAGCTGTTGATGCTCTACCAAAATCATCCATATAAACAATAGCGGTTTCATAATCTCTATTACTATGAAGACTTTGAGTGTCTGATAACAATAAAAAAGCACCGCTACTTGCGTAATCTAAAAATGTAAAAAACTCCCACTGCTCAGAAACATCTACACCAGGTGCTGTTTCTGAATAATATCTTACAGCTGGTGCTTGAAGCTGAAACCCAGTAGCAGTAGGGGTGTACGCAAATCCTTGTTGAGTACATATACTTGTGGCTGGAGGGCCTGGAGCGGCACAACCTGTAGTGATAGAACTATTTATAATCTCCATATTAGTTGCTGGAGGTGCTATAATATAGTTGTTAAATTTATCTGTTAATGTTCCTCCGTTACCTGATAAGTTTACAGGTGTTAAGGGTTGGAAGTTGCCAAGAGGTGTTGTCCCTATTGGTGTTTCAAACTCTACAGAGTTAACTAAATCATTTAGAGAGTTATATTGTTGTGTAGCAATAAAACTCCATTGTAAATCAAATGGGCCTGTTTGCTTAAATGTTGGATCAACATCAACTCCACCGTTATCCTGTGGGTTGTTACCACCTGGTGCAGACTGCATGGAGACCTCAAAGTTTAATGTAAAACCAGCGTATATAGGAAAAGTAATATTACTTAAATCAAAAGTAATTAACGACTCGTTAAAAGTTCCAGTCCCTGGTTGTCCAACTGTATAGTTAACACCATTCCCAGAAACAGGAGCTGCTAACTCTTCAGCACCAATATCCTGAATAAGATGATTAGTAATATAATCAATAGGAATTTTAGCTCCGTTTTCATTTACAATATCATAACCATCTACATAGTTTCCGTATACCAACCTATTACCCTGAATGGTTTGAGCTTTAGCTATTCGAGGAACATTATCATACTGTCTTAGTAATTCATCTGATCCTAAAGTTGTGTATATTTTACTATTAGTAAAAGTTAAACTTTTTTGAATATTATCAGCCCAACCTAAATCAGATTTGTTATATCTTTCAATAACATATATAACATTAGTATTAGAGTCTTTATATAATAAGTCAACTTGAGTAACTCTTTTAGATCCAGTGGAAAAGGTAATGGTAGCTCCATTATACCTGTTTATCATACCACCATTATTATATTTATCTAAATCAAACCTAAATGCTTTAGGCTGAAAAGCTGCATTACTAAATAAAGAAGTGGCACTATATCCGCCATCGGTGTATCTATATCTATACGCAAAAGATAAGAATCTTGTTTCCATATAATTCTCATCCCCAGGAAAGTTTTCAAGTTTTACATTTGGAACTGGTAAAGGAATATTACCACCAATAGGTGTTTCAAACCCAGGGGGCTTGACAATAACCGTCAAGTCTTCAGGAACTATTTGATCTACACCAGCCGCTGGATCTAAATAATTTCTTTTTACATTAATTGTTCTCGGAGGATTTAAATCATCCGTAAAAAATAATAAGTCTTCTATTTTATTGACTCCTGTTATTAAATACTTAGGATCAAAATTCAAAGTAGTTTTACCAGAACCGCTACCATCATCTATTGATACCACATGATATTGCGTAATCTCTGTATTAGTATTAAATGATACTATTAAATCTACCTTACCAGAAGGAGATAATGGGTTGTTAGAATCATGAACAAACCAGTATATGGTTTCATTCATACCATCTTCAAACGCACCAATACAAAATGTAGTAGGAGGTTGACCAGGTAATGCTGGGGTTGATAAAGGGCTTCCACCATACTGCAAAAAACTTAATTGAGTATTACCCTTAGAGTTTTCTACCGCACCAATCTCAGTAGTTTCGGTAGATCCTAAACGAACATTTAATGCATCAACATACTCGCCTGGAGGAACTAATCGTTCATCCACACTCTTGTTCATTTTACCAGCTATAAAATTTGATCTAATATCCGCCATCTATTTTATCCATTTATCCTGGCCTCTTAAATTCTGTAAAAGTCTACCAGGGTGTATGTTACTTAATCTTAGTTTAGCATTTCTTAGCAAAGAAGATTTATCTTTTCTTGCTCTGTTTACTATATATTCCTGGACTCCTAACTTGCCATTCAAAATAGAATATCTAATATATGCATATAGAAATTCTTCAAACAATTTGTTTACTTGCACACGAGAGTCATTACCATTTTCCATACCATCAGAAACATGCTCAAGAATTACAAACTCTCCAGCCATCTCTGAATTAAAAGTGATTAAACCATCTCTCTTATTAATACTAAATGTAGGATTAATATTAGCTGTTTCAGTATTGAGTCCGAAGCGTCCTCCAATTTGATAATCAAAACACCACTCTCCATTTACACACCAGCCCATCTTACCATTGTAAGGGCCTGTACCCATGTACATATTTTTTTGTGTTCCTTCAAGTCTTTTTATATCAAAGAAAGAATCTTTTGGTTTTAAAACATTCCCATCTATATCAAACAATATTCTACAGTCATGGTCTTGCAAATAAGCTCCACTCCAGTTGGTTTGTATGTTTTGAGTCATAGGATATAGCATCCCATTCTTCATTAAATTTACCCTAACCCAGTTAACATAATCAGGTGGCAATACAAACCTTAATGTATCACAAACTTTTAATTCTAATATTTTTATTTCTTTCATTGCATCATAATGCAATTCTTGTATTCCTCTTTTAGCGTGGAATAAAACTTGGTATCTATTGAGATTGTTTACTAATTCATGGTTTCCTTGATATATTAGCATAAAGTTATTTACAATATCTTCCAGGCTAACATATTGATATGAACCCCAATTCTCATCAGTAGGTATTATCCCACTGTTTTCGTAATACTGATAATCTGTTATATAACTCATAATTAACTACTTTCTTGGGTTTCTGTTTGTTCTAATGTATTTCCAAATCCATACACCATTTCTTCTCTAATCTCTATACCTATGTACTGACATATCTTAGCAATTAATGTAGGCTCGTCAGAGTCTGGTAATTCAAACTCTTGAAAGTCAGGCTGAGTCTGATCAAACATCGGTTCTCCTCCAGCTAAGTTTAACCAAGTCCACTTTGGATCACGAGGATATCTTATATACTGAGACATCACATCTCCAGGATTCATTATAGTGGTTGGATATACAGTAATTGAATTACCATCCAATACATATGCTGGATATGTTGTGCTTGGCTGAGTAAGCATAGAGTTTGTTAAGTAAAACATTTTACTCTGACTAACTCTTTCTACTTCTCTAATATTAGTAGGCGAATACATTGCATAAGACATCATTGGTGCAGTAAATATATCTGCACTTAATGTTACTGTATTTGCATTTAAAACCCCTGTTACATAAGCCTCATCAAATGTAGATGTGTTTACCACTAAAGTGCCTATATGTGGTGTAGGATTTGAAGCTGGTATAGTAGTCCAACCTACAGCCAAAGGATCTATTAATTGATTAGCTACTGGCCCAGCTGCATTACCAGAAAATAAAAGAGTAGAATAATAGTAAACTTTATTTATTAAATAATAATCATTAGGCAAAGAATATACATTAGCATTAACTTGATTAAGGTGTACTTGAGTTGAAAAACTATCTATAACCTCAGCTAACCCTTTAACAATGTTTGCATATTCTGTTCCTGACGATCTATTGTTCTCTCTATTAATCCAGTTATTATACTGATAAAAATAGTCCTCAAACATATCCATCTGGGCTTGTTTAGCATATAGATTAAAATCTTGAGGAGAAATGTATCCGTAATTATTTTTATTCGCTATAGCTAATACAGTATTTCGTACTTCATTTATTGATGCCGCCATATTATAAAATGATTTCTACAAAGATAACAAAAAAAAAGAGGCCTACTTTTTTTGTAGACCTCCTTTAAATTTAGTGAAATAAGGTTACGACCAAACAACACCAGTAGCGTAAAGTACTGGAGATGTACTGCCTGACGGAGAAGGAATTAGTGGCATTTCATTTACCACATGTGTCCACTCCGCTGCCATAGTTTCTTCCATTAGATTTAACCATGCTTTGGAATAACTATAGTCTGCTTGAGGTTCGTTTATCTCTATCTGAACTTTCTTAGTACCGTTAGATTCTTTGTACTCTATTTCAAGAGGTGTAGTACCAGCTCCACCAGCTGTTACTCCTGGCATTAAGATATCTTTTAGATTTACTAAATGACATCCAAATCCATTACGAGAAATAATTACTGCTGTATCAGAAGCGTTATCATCAAAGATCAAAGTATCCATCATGATTTCAGTTGCACTTGTAATAGAAGTTACCGTAGCGTGTCTGCCAGTGTCTGAGTTTAAAACAAAGTCACCAGGTCTAACACTACCAAAAGATCCACTTCCACCTTTCTTTAAAGAGTAAGCATCACTTCTTGGCCAAATCTTAAAGTTTGCACCACTTAATTCTAATGTTTTGTTTCCAGCTCCAGAAATACTAAGTTCTGTATCACTATCAATTGCAGTTACTATAGAAGTAACCCAATTGTCTGTGTCTAATACTATATCCCCTACAGATACTGCTCCTTCAAATCCTCCTGTTCCATAAGTCAAATGACCTATGAGAGTTGCTGAAGTTGCTCCACCTATAATGGGATTAGCCATGTCCGCCTGTTGTTGGTACAGGGGGGTTGGCACACTAATAAACTTCCCCATTAGGCGATTACGATTCCAGATACCGCTTGTGGAGGTACTACTGAGTAAGTTACACGAGTCCAAGAAGTTGATAGTGCTGCCACCATTGCGTCTTGAATTGCTTTTCTCATACTGAAGTCTACTTGAGCATCAGATGTAATTGTCGCTGTATTACCGTTTAGGTAAGCGATTACTGTATCAGTTGCAGTTGCACTTCCAGCTGAAACTGATATTACTTCATTGACATTCAAAAGAATGTCCCCAGATCCTGTCACTGGGATAGATAAAAATTTTTCCATTTTATAAATAGTTTTTAATGGGTTAATAAAGTACAAATATAACCAAAAAAAAACACCCCTTTCGGAGTGTTCTTAAATTGTTAATCTTTTAATAGTTTCTTGAGTGTTTTATAAACCTCAATTCCATCATCACTTTGCAAGAATGATGCTACCATATATTCAGGTTCTTCTCCAAAAGGAACAGACAACATTTTCTTTTTATTGTTTTTCAAATTAAAGTAAATATCTTTTCCGTTGTTTCTAAGCATTAGTTTCCCAGTTTGGAAAAGCATAACAACATCCTCTTGTACTTGTAATGTAGGATCATTTAATACCTCCATAAAATCATGAGGGTAGTTTTTAGCATAAACTAAAACATCTCTTTTTAGTTCGGCTGTACTCATATTCTCTACATTAGATCCTAATAGAACTCTACCTACTGTAACAAGTTTTTCTACAGATAAAGAACGAGCTTCAATCTGAGCGTCAAGCTCAATGTTAGCCATTTCTAAATCTTCTTGTGCATCTCTTTGATCATTTACTTCCTCAAAGACTTGTCCATTCCCTGGATGTAATGCTAAAAAGTGTTGTAGTACTTGATTGTTTTTAGGTACATGTAAAAAACCATCTTCAAAAATAATAGGCTCCATGATAACATTACCATCTTGCTCATCTTCAAAAGGTGATTTTTGATTTCTTGCGTAACGCAAAGCTCTGTTTTCTCCTGTGCTATCATCGAAGTGTAGAAGACTACTTCTTTTAGAATTGTGTGATGATAACATGTATGCTAACGGTGTGTTGTTAGACATTAGTCTGTAGTTCTTAGCTACAAATTGTTTTGATTTTTTTGCCATTTTATTATATATTAAATTAAAATTAAAAAAAAGGGGAGGAGTTTAACCCTCCCCCTAATTACTTACTTAGTCTTGGAATAAGAAGAAGTTGTTAGCACCTAAAGTACAACAAGCTCTCTCACTCAAGAAGTTTACTTGCATTGCATCCAAGTCAGAAGTTCTTGCTCCACCAGCAGAACCAGTGATCCAAGTTTTGTATCTTCTGTCTTCAGCTTCTGAAGCTCTATATCTAACATGCAAGAATGGTCTTTTAGCATTCTTACCTAAGATTTGGTCATATACAGAAGTAGATCCAGCTGGAACTAATAGTCCGCTAATTCCACCACCTACGATATCACCTCTCATAGTTGCATCGTTTAGATACTTCCAGTCAGACTTGTAGAAGTCATAACCTCTTCTGAAACCTGTGAATCCAAGATTCAAAGCCATATCCTCATCATTGTCAAATAGACCATATGAAGTACCACCAGCTCCGTAAGAGTTTTGAGCAGCTAACATATCATCAATATCAAATGAGAACTGACGGTCTACGAAAAGAACATTCTCTTCGATAGCACCTTGCTTATCTAATCTCTGAATAACTGTATCGAATCCAGCAAGTGTTGTTGGGTTACCACCGCCCCATACATTTCCTCGTGTACCTACTACATAGAATACACCTTCAGAACCAGCGTTGATTGTACCAGCGGCTGGAGCTGATGTAGAAAGAGCAGCTTCTGCACCAGAACCTGGAGCAGCTGGAACAGCTTCGATCATTGCAGTTTCAAGATAATCTTCGAATCTCAATCTTGTTTCATGCTCAGACTTCAAATACCATAGGTATCCTGATCCGCCATTTTCTGTAGAGATTTCTACCCAACCAATTTGAGCCATGTCAGAACCACTTACTTCGTAAGTATCCTTAATGATAATTGGTTTGTTGTCAAAGAATACATCGTTTGCTTCTAATGAATCATTCATTCCTGGAGTTCCTTTTGCAAATTCAGATCCGTAAATCATTACAGATAAGTTTGTTGCAGCTGGAACAACACCAGCGATTTCATAATAAGAAGCAGTAAATGTGTTCTGAGTCACAGCAGTTACTACAGCTTTATTGCTAAGTGCAGATCCTGGAGTGTTGTCAGAAATGAAAACCGTTTGTCCAATTCTAACTGCAATGTTAGAACCAGCTGGAGTAAGCGGATCATTTACTGTAAATACACCAGCAGTACCACCAGCCGCAGCTACTGTTACTTGTGTGTATTTTGTGTGTAGTCTACCTTGTTCAGCCCATTTAATCATGTCTGAGTTTGAAGGCATTTCAGCACCCACCATTCTTAAGAATGATGCTACTGTTCTGTTACCATATCTTTCGAATTCTTTCTCGTAAGTATCAGGAAGATACTGATTCAAGAAGTCGAAGTTGGTAATGTAATTTGTAGGAAGTGCAACTCTTTCCGATGAAGGTTGTAGTTGAAATCCTGGGTTTGCTAATACTGGCATTTCTTTTAATTTTTAAATTATCAACTTTTTTTAATACTTCTAATCTTGAGTCCTCGTCCACTACTCGTGTCACCTACCGCTCTGATTTTTAATCCATCTTTGCTCATTGTGGTTGGTGTCTTTCTCATCTCCATATTTATGTTCTTAGATTTTTTACTTACTTCATCTACAGTGGATGTTACTCCTTGATTGTAGAAGAACTCTGCAAACTTATCTAAGTTCATAGCAACAGACATAGCTCGATGGTATCCTTCAGCATCTTTAATCATTCCTGTCTCCTCATCCATGTATTTACCCACGAAATTGTTGACATCAGATTGTCGACTCTTCAATTCATTTCCATCACCAGGTTTGAATGTAAACTTTTTCTCTCCGACATTGAACTCAAAACCTTTGAACTCATCGTTAAAAACCTCATTGGTTTTATCCAAGAAATAATCATACCTTCTTTTCTGTGCTTCTTGAGCAGTCTTTGATTCCTCAATATAACTTCTATAACTTTCGAATTTCTCTTTGTCTTCAGATGATAACCCACCCCCACTTGACTCAAGAGGAGTTTTATACTTATCTCGTTGTTCATTAAGATACTTCTTAGCTTTAACAAGTTCTCTTTTTTTGGCTAATTGCTTTTTCTTAATATCTTTCGGATCATCTAACTCTTCGTCAAAGCTAAACTTATCCTCCATAATACTTTGAATATCATCACTATCCAAACCTTCTTCGGTTGAATTGTAATAAGCTCTTAGCACTTGGTCACTGTCCATTTCATCATAGTCCTTTTGCAATTTGTAAAAGTCCTCAATTCCACGACCAGTGTCTTTCTTGTATTTTAAATATGCAGCAACATCTTCTGGTAAATCTTCATTTGATTCTTTAGCGTCAAATAATTGATCTACTGATTCAATGTTTTTGTCATATCTATTTTTAATATATGAAAGAACATCTGCATCATTTAACTCTGATGCTGGAGTTTTATCTTCATTAGAAGTTTCTTTCAGCTCTACCTTTTCTGCTTCTTCTTCTTTTGGTTTAGCGTCATCAAACTTCTCTTCATGTTTATCTAACAACTCTTGCTCAACTTCTGCACGAGATTTCTCTTCTCCAGATACTTCTCTTACAGTGAACTGTTGTTCTTGTGTTTCTTTTTTATTCTCTTCCATTTTATTTAATTTAATTTGTACAAAGTTAATATATTATTTCTTGTTTATTTAAGGTCTACCTTGGGTTAAATTCAGCAAGATCAAAACCATCTAAACTGTCTTCGTTAGACTCAAAGTTTATTGGAGGGCCTCCAGTTTTTCTTTGAGTAATCATTTTAGATTGTTGAGTGTTGGCTTCAGCTATTCTTTTAGATTTACCATCTTCTCTTTGTTTCTCTCGCATATCTACTTGCTGCTGCTCCATACCCCTTAACTGCATATTGTAGTTAAACTCAACATCCATTAATCTTCTTTTTAGTTCAGCTTCATTGTTTTGCTTTTCCATCTCAAACTGTATCTCTGCTTGTTTGATTTGAATCTTAGCTTGTATCTCAGCTTGAGTTTGTTGCATCTTAGCTTGAGCAGCTTGTTGCTGAATTTGCATTTGTTGCTGACCTTGCATAGCTTGAGCTTGTTGTTTTTGTTGTTGCTCTTGCTCTTGCTTTTGTTTTCTCTTAACTTTTAATAGCTGGTTAGCCATCTTTAAATTATTAAGAGTTCTAATATCAATAGCGTCTTCTAAATCAATGCCACCCTTTTGTAAAGCCATTTGAATGTTTTGTTCAAGTTGTGCTTTCTCTTCTTCATCAGGTGTCATTTCAATATATATACCAAAATCATATAGGTAAAGGTTTTTAATCTCTTCTAAAATACCTAAGTTATACTTACCTATTTGCATTGCAAACTCATCTCTAAAGTCTGCATACTCTAAAATATCCGCAGTTCTTATAGATAATGCTTCAGCTAAAGTTCTTGTTATATATAAACTTGATTGGAGAATATGTCTTGTAGCTACATTAGAATTAAGTGCAGCTAATTTTTGTACACCAACTAATGAATTAGGATCTGGTGTAGAAGCATCTCTGGCTTCATTAAGCCCTGTTACTTGTCGTAACATATTTAGATAGTGATTATAGTTACCTATAAGCATTTGCATTTTGCTACCACCACTATTAGATGTTAACTGAGAGATAGGAACTTTAGCATTATTAAATTCACCATCTTGTGTATACGACCTACCCACAACACTACCTGTTTGGAAATAAAGTCTTAATGCATCTGAAGGATCATAAGCATTACCTGTACCTAAATCTACTTCACTTAATCCATCCGCATCTATAAATACACCATCAGGTACAACTTTAGAAACTACTTGTTGTATTTTTAAGTGAGTCATTTGAATTAAATCAGCAAAAGGTATCATCCTTCTAACTAAAGAATCTAATGCTCCTTTATACATTCTTGGTGCACATGCTACATAATTAGGCATAGCAAATTGATTAGCAGAATTAGGGCGAACCATATTCTCCATCAATTCCCACTTCAATAAAAGGTTACTACCCATA